TGCCGTATCGGTGGCGAGCAGAGCGGTCATATTATCTTCAGCAAGTACGCCAGCACCGGTGATGGCATCCTGACCAGCCTGAAGATGATGGAAGTCATGCTGGCCAAGAAGATGCCCATGAGCAAGCTGGCTGAGCCGCTGAAGATCTATCCGCAGGTTCTGGAGAATGTCCGTGTGACCGATAAGAAGGCTGCACAGAACGACCCAGCGGTACAGGAGGCAGTCAAGGCAGTTGCAGAAGCGCTGGGCGATACCGGCCGTATTCTGGTGCGTGAGTCTGGTACGGAGCCTCTGGTGCGTGTGATGGTAGAAGCTCCTGACCACGATACCTGCCAGAAGTATGTTGATGAGGTAGTGAATGTGATTGACAGTAAGGGTTATAGAGTTTGATGAGTTGCAAGGATAGCAGAGAAATGTGGATGAAACAAAAAGATGAACCCATTAGAGTTGCTCAAATTATGGGTAAGCTGTGGGCAGGTGGAGTTGAAATGGTGGTTTTCAACTACTACCGTGCGATAGATAAAAGCAAAATACAATTTGATTTTTATTATGATGCTGATTCTACAGTAGAACCTCCACAGGACCTAATAGATATGGGTGCAAGGTTTTATAAAATTCCTCCTTATCAGAAACTCCCTCAGTATATTCGAGAATTAAAAAAACATCTTAAAGAAAACCAGTATCTAATAGTTCATTCACATTTAAACACACTGAGTGTATTTCCATTATTCGTAGCGTGGATGTGTCGTGTTCCAGTGAGGGTGGCTCATAATCATAGTGTTCCAAGTGGAAAGGAACTGAAAAGAGATGCGCTGAAATATTTTCTCCGTATATTTGGACGAGTTTTCCCAACAGATTATTTTGCTTGCTCAGAAAAAGCTGGACGTTGGATGTTTGGGAATAGAAATTACGACGCAGGTAAAGTTGTGGTAATCAAAAACGCAACGGACTTTGAAAGATTTAGAGCAGATGAAGAAACAATAGAAAAATTAAAAAAACAACTTGGATTGAATGATAAGTTTGTAATTGGACATATCGGAAGATTTACATTTGCGAAGAACCATGAATTCCTGCTAGATGTATCAACGATGTGGAAATCAAGAAAGACCTGTCGCAGCGAGAACGGATGGTTGATTTTGTTTCACAGATCAAGAACCCTTACTGCTATCTTGACCGGGGAATGGTCGTAAAGATCAGTTTTGCCGGAGAGAACCGATTGGAGGACACGCTGAAAAAATGCGCAAGGACACACCGGAAATGAAAAAAGAAAAAAGCAGAAGAAAATTTTCACTTTAGCACATTAAAGCGTTGACATAAACCGTGAAATATGAGATAATGGCTTTGGGTCAAAACAGAATATGCTGATAAAGCCGATAATTTCTTGGTTTATTGTCTGAACGACAAATAGATTAGGAGGTTATCGGCTTTTTATGTTTTTTCAAGGAAATGAAAAATACAACTGCGCCACATATCTTCGTTTGTCGCGTTCGGATGGCGACCAGCAGGAGAGCAACAGCATAAAAAATCAGAGAGCGTTGCTGAACGATTACATGGGGAAGCACCCGGAATTGCACAAGTTCGATGAGTATGTGGACGATGGTTACAGCGGCACAAATTTTGAACGCCCGGATTTTAAGCGGATGATGCAGGACATTGAGAAAAGGAATGTCAACTGCATCATCGTCAAGGATTTATCTCGTTTCGGCAGAAACTACATTGAAACGGGTCGTTATCTGGAACGAATCTTTCCATTCATGGGTGTGCGCTTCATCGCCATCAACGATCATTATGACAGTGCAGAGGAAAACGATGATAAGGGCCGTATTCTGATTCCGTTCAACAATCTTATCAATGACACCTACTGCCGGGATATTTCGCTGCGCGTTCGCAGTCACTTGGATGTGAAACGAAAAGAAGGTCAGTTCATTGGCAGTTTCGCAGGGTATGGGTATCGCAAAGACCCCAAAGACAAAAATCATCTGATTATAGATGAATACGCTGCGGGCATTGTGCAGGAAATATTCAAATCAAAATTGAACGGAATGAGTTCACAGCGCATTGCCAGCCACTTGAATGAACTTGGGGTCCTGCCGCCGAACGAGTATAAGAGAGCCAATGGATTCAACTATACCTGCGGTTTTCAGGCTGGGCTGAATCAGAAGTGGACAGTGGTTTCCGTCAATCGTATTTTGAAAAATGAATCCTATACGGGAACATTGATTCAGGGCAAACGCAGGAAAATCAATTACAAAGTAAAAAAGAGCCATGATGTTGGAAGTGAAAACTGGATTCGGGTAGAAGATGCGCATGATGCCATTATCAGCAAAGGCGAGTTCCAGCAAGTACAGCAGTTGTTGGAACTGGACACTCGTACCGCACCATCGCAGACAACAGTTTATCCATTATCAGGTTTTCTGCGCTGTGCAGACTGCGGGCAGAATATGATTCGCCGCACGGTGACGAAAAACGGAAAGAAGTATCAATACTATCACTGCTCTACCTATAAGAATGGCGGTGGCTGCACACCGCATATGATAAACAGTGAGAAGCTGACGGAAAGTGTTCTGGCTGCGATTCGGCATCAAGTGTCACTTCTTGTAGAAGCGGAAAAGGTACTCTCCCATGCAGAGTTGGCAAGCGGAGAACAGATTGGCATAAAGATTCTGGACAGCCAGATCACTGCACTGGAAGCTGAACTGGAACGGTACAGTAATTTGAAAATCCGTCTGTATCAGGACTTATGCGATGATGTTGTCAGTCGGGAAGAGTACGGAGAAATGAATACTCGCTTTGCGCAGAAGATAAAAGAGGCACAGGATAAGATTCAGGAAATCCACGAAAAGAAGCAGGAGGCATTAAAGCACGATACACTGCTTCCTACTTGGTTGGAAGAATTTAAGCAGTACGAACATATCAAAACGCTCGAACGCAGGGTCGTGGTGGAACTGATCGACCACATAGATGTTCATAGCAAAACAGAGATTGAAATTCATTTCTGCTTCGAGGATGAACTGCACAGTATCACAGAAAAATTTATGGAATATCAAGCACATCATGGAAATGAGGTGGCAGAGGAATGAAATGGGTCAGTTATACAAGGTCGATTTCCAGCAGGATCGGAGAGGAAAATCCATCCAATACGATTGCAGAACAGAATGAGCGCATTGCACAGTATCTAAAAAAGCGTGGGTGTAGCATATCCGAAAAGTATAGTGACCGCAAGAGAACAGCAGAAGCCGCAGAAGGATTTGACAGATTGGTGCAGGATGGGATGGCTCGGAAATTTGATGCAGTTGTTGTGGATTCTATCTTCCGCTGCGGAAGAACCCTTCCGTTTGCCATTGAAGCACTGCAGAGGACGTTCTATCCGCTTGGTATCCAATTTGCAGTTGTGGAAGATGACTTTTGCAGCGCAGATAAAACTGCCGAAGAAGTTGCAGAGTATTTCAATGGAAAGACCATTGATAAGATTCGTTCGGAATTTATTACCAATCGCCAGAATCACTTTGAAGAAGGTACATTGACACATCGACAGGCTAAATATGGTTATGCGCTGTCGGAAGATCGCAGAAACCTTGTTCTTAATCCTGAGAGCGCACAGGTTGTAAAGCTGATTTTTCAGATGTATCTGGAAGATATGAAAATCCCGGAAATCGCAAGAGCATTGGATGCACAGGGCGTTCCATCTCCACAAATCCAGATGGCAAAGAAAAAAAGGTCAAGAGCAAAAATCAAGTGGCCGGATTCAACAATTCGCTCGATTTTGAAAAATCCACTCTATATTGGAAAGTGTACGCTGACACTGGCAAAGGCAAAGCGAGAATTGGAGGTTCCGGCGATTGTTTCAGAGACGGAATTTCAGAAAGCTCAGAAAAAGTTGGAATCTACGAGGTTGCCTTCGAGAAAAAAGGCCCGAAAAAAACCAAATCTGCTCTTCAAAAAAATCTATGACAAGGAAAGTGGAAAAGGTCTGCTGTGCAGAACATCAGAAGATGAAAGCCAGCAAATCTATTCGTTTGACAAGGGGTATAGATGCTTCTCTGGAAAAGCCCCTTTCATCGAAAGCGAGAAAATCTTTCGAGAGATTCTTTCAGCTTTGGAAAAAGAAAAAATGCAAGCTGCGCATATTGATAGGGTGCTGGACTTGAATCCTGAGAAAGTCAAGCAGTGCATGGATGCTGGACTGTTGCAGTACAGAAAAAGAGCAAATGAGATTGTTACGTACTTGATGGCCAAGGACGATGAACGAACAGCAGTTTATCGGGAATACGAGCAGGGATCAATTTCACTAGAACAGGTAGAGGAGTATGAACATCAGTATCAGGTGGCGGTCCAGAAGCAGGAAGCGGCTTTTAAAAAAGTAATGCTGGCTGTTAATGACATAGAAAAAGCATTTAGCCATGGGAATCCCTGGTTGATGAAGTTCCGAGCGATTTCAATTCCTGAAAAATTGGAGCGCACACATCTTAAAGAATGGCTTGACCATGTATGGATCGTAGATTTTGAACAGGTAGAAGTGATCCTACAAGAAAGTGAGTGGAAGGGATTCTTCCCGGAAGAATGGCTGAACAGCGGAGAGGAAGATTGTAATGGCAAGAAAGAGTAGAAAGAATATGATGCCGCAGGCCGCTGTGCAGGAGGCCGTACAGCAAAACGAAAAAGAACTTCTGCGCACGGCAGCGTATGCGCGGCTGTCGGTTGAGAACGGCGGGCATGAAACAGAAGATTCCCTGCACACACAGATTTTGCAAATTCATAATTATATCAGGGAAAACCCGGAACTGACGCTGACCGATACCTATGCAGACAACGGTTTTACAGGAACACGTTTTGACCGACCAGAATTTGAGCGTATGATGCAAGATGTACGGACAGGCAAAATTCAGTGCATCGTAGTGAAGGACTTATCTCGATTTGGTCGTGACTATATCGAAACGGGAAGCTATCTGGAAACTATTTTCCCGATGCTCCATGTTCGTTTTATCGCCATCAACGATGATTTTGACAACATCCGGCAGTCGGATGTGGATAGTCTTGCGGTTCCCATCAAGAACATGGTAAACAGCTTGTACGCGAAGGATATTTCAAAGAAAATCAGCCTTAGTTACCAGATGCGCCGCGAAAAGGGAATCCCTACATCGTGGTGTACACCGTATGGCTATCAGTTGAACCAGCAGGGAAATAAGTTTGAAGCGACTGAGGATGCAAAGTGGGTCAAACTGATCTATCAATGGTATCTTGCAGGAGTGAGCACAAACGAAATTGCCCGCAGGTTGGAATTTTTAGAAGTGGCAAGGCCGAACGAACGGCTGAATCGCAAATTGCATGAGGGAGATGACCCTACCTATAATAAATGGCATCCCAGTACGGTTCTTCGTATTTTAAACAGCAGTGCTTATATTGGAGAACTGGTATCTGGGAAAACGCAAACTGCATCATACAAAGGGATTGGCCTCCATCCAGTGGAAAAGAAGGAATGGCACATTGTTGAAAACGCGCATGAAGCAATCATTCTGAAATCGGATTTTGAAAAAGTGCAGGCACGGCGGGAGCAGAATAAGGAAAAACGGGAAAGGGCGATGGCTCGTTCTAAGGCAACCAGAGAAAAGTGTTATAACCATCTCTCAGGAATGGTTTACTGTGGCTGCTGTAGACGCAACATGACGTTTGAACGGCGAGTGCATGGCACGGTGAAAGAAACGCACTATGGAGTGTTCATTTGCAAAAGAAAGAAGAACACGACTCCCTGTGCCTATCATGCGGTGCCGGAGAAAATGCTGATGATGGTGGCGATGGATCAGATTCATCATCTGGTGTCTACCATGTGCGAAGAAGAAAAGCTGGTAAAAGACATGATGCGCGGCAGCAATCTGGATTCTGCCCGTTCCATCAAGATGAAAGAAAACTCTATCCTGTTTCGGATTCAGGAAGCCGAAGAACGGCGGTTGCGCTTATATGAGGACTATAAAGCTGAAATTCTGGACGAAGATGAATACAGTCAGCTAAAGGAACACTACATAGCAGAAAAGCAGCGGTTGGAACATGAACTGCAAAAGCAGCGTCAACGTGCATTGGAACTGGAAAAAAGAATCAAAATCTGCGATGCGCAGATGGAGCGGATGCGCGGGATTCTGAATCAAAATGAATTTGATGAAGAACTGGTGCATGAACTTATCAAGAGAATCTATGTAGGAATGGACAATTCTGTGGAGGTCGAATTTAAGTGTAGCGACCCATATCAGGAAGTGCTTGCAATCATGTCGGAGGTTCAGAATGAATGATAAAATTGCAATCTATCTCCGCTTATCATTGGCAGACGGAGATTTGAAAAAGGGCGGCAAGGATGAAAGTAACAGCATTGAGAACCAACGGATGCTGCTCCACGATTACATTGGGAAGCAGGAAGATTTGTTTGGCGAGATTGTAGAATATGTAGATGATGGCTATACTGGAACAAATTTTAATCGTCCGGCTTTTCAGAAAATGATCGTGGATTTGAAGCAGGGCGATATAAAAGTCATCATGGTAAAGGATTTATCCCGCCTTGGTCGTGACTATATCGGTGTTGGCGATTACATTGAACAGATTTTTCCGTTGATGGGAGTTCGGTTTATTGCTGTGAATAATTCCTTTGACAGCATGAAACTGAACAACGGAACACCGGGAATCGAAGTGGCAGTCAGCAATCTGGTGAATAATATGTATAGCCGGGATATTGCGAAAAAGATTCGGGCTGCTCTGGAAACGAACTGGAAGAACGGGAAAGCCACCTGCACGAATGTTCCTTTTGGATATGTGTGGAACAAGAAAGGTGGGCAGCGGTGGGAGATTGACCCGGAGGCAGCACCCTGCGTGAAAAAAGTATTTGAATTAGCATTGTCCGGCCGCAATACAACGCAGATCGCCTACGGTATGAACGAATTACAATTTCCCACGCCGGGGCTGTATGCGAAGCGGAAAAATCTGCTGATGGGCAGTAATCCTATTATTGCCCCGGACAGTGAAATGCTCTGGAATGCGGCAATCGTGTGGAGAATCCTTAGACGGTATGAATACACGGGCGCGCTGGTTATGGGGAGAAGAAAGAAAATTGACGTAAACACTACATCTATTCGGACACTCCCGGAGGATAAGTGGATCATTGCAGAAAATGCACATGAGGCCATCGTGACAAAAGATGAATATTATCAGGCACAGAAAGCAATCCGTAACGTGACCCCAATTCAGTATAAGGTAGGTGATGATTTCGCGTTAAAAGGGAAGATTTGCTGCGGAAACTGTAATCGGCAGCTTCGCCACGAAAGGCAATATGGGGAAATGGTTTTCTATTGCGGCTATAAACGGTCAGCCGGAAAGTTCTCTAAATGCTACGGCGGCTATTACAGAGAATATTCGGTGAACGCAAAAGTGGCTCGTGCGATAAAAACAGTATTCTATGCGCTGGATGTGGTAAATCAGGGAATGCAGGAAAAGCAGTCTATCACGGTGCGCTGCGTGGACATTGAGGACTTGGAAAAGCAAGCAGAAGCCATTCGGGTAGAGCAAATCAAACTATATGAATCGTATGCAGACGGTGTGCTGCGGCGAGATGCGTACATAGAAAAGAAAAAGGCTCTTTCGGAAAAACTGGCTGCATTGCAGGATAGCATACGGACAGAAAAGGAAGAACAGGAGTGCGCCGATGAATTGGATGAAGAAATCCGCGCTCTAACAAAACAGGCCAGCGAGAAAACGTACATCGGTGGGCTGACAAAAGAATGTGTGGATGCCTTTGTGAGCATGGTCTATCTGTACGACGACCAGACGATGAAGATAGAGTTCAACTGTGAGGATGTGATTCGGAGAGCGATGGAAAAGTATGGCACATAATTGGATGGAAGAAGTGGTATAAGAAAAAGAATACCCGTCTGGGTGAGAGGATTCAGGAAATCTTCTCGACCAGGCGGGTATTTCATTCCGCAGGAATGTGTCTATTAGAGGCTGAGGGTTTCTACCCATGCGGACAAGTCGGCTTTGCTGGAATAGGAATTGAATACCTTACCATGCAGGAGCTTGGAACCAGGGCAGCTAGGAGCAAGCTTTTCATTGGTCTTGCCCATGTCGCTGCCGCCAGATGTGGCAAAAGGGATGATTGTTTTACCCTTCAAATCATAGCTTTCCAGAAATGTATTGATGATCGTCGGAGCAATATACCACCAGATAGGGAATCCGACAAAGATGGTGTCGTATTCGTCCATGTTATCACGCTTGGCAGCGATGGCAGGGCGAGAGGTAGGATCGCTCATTTCGATGGTGCTGCGGGATTTCTTGTCCATCCAGTTCAGATCGGCCTTGGTGTACGGAACTTCCGGCTGAATCTCAAAAATGTCTGCACCGATAGCATCGGCAAGATTTTCAGCAACCTTTGCGGTAACGCCGCTGGCGGAGAAGTAAGCAACAAGTCGTTTGCTCATGACAAATGCACTTCCTTTGATTGATTTTCATGGTTTAAGTATAGCACGTTGAATAGGGAGCATCAAGTAAGGCTGAGTGGACGAATGTGCTAATATTGCAAATGAAATAAGCACAAAAGAAAGTTTGCGTTGACTTTCGTGCTTATTTGGAATACAATATAAGCACGAAGGTGAGGTGACGCTTATGATGAACATGAACAATTTGGCTCAAACACATGAGATTTTAACACCGCAGCTTGCAACAAAAGTAGGTTTAACGAAATTTGAGTTTTATAAATATGTAAAGGCCAATGAATACGAGCAAGTCGGACATGGCGTATACGCAGCAAAAGATACTTGGATTGACGAATTAGAAATGCTGCACCGCCGCTGCCCGATGGGAGTGTTTTCTCATGATGAAGCGTTCTATTATTATGGGCTGACAGATCGGGAACCGCTTGTTCATACACTCACGATTTATAGTGGATATAATGTTCACCGCTTGAAAGAGGATGGCTATAAGGTTTATACAGTAAAAAAAGAACTTCTTGATGTTGGCAAGCGCACGGTAAAAAGCAATCAGGGAAATGAAATTCCTATGTACGATTTGGAACGGACGATTTGCGACTTGGTGCGGAGTAGAAGTTCCGTAGAAGCACAGGACTTCAATGCAGTATTAAAAGCGTATGTCGGGAGAAAAGATAAAGACCTTAATAAATTGATGAAGTATGCGAAACTATTCCGGGTGGATAAAATTGTCCGAAATTATATGGAGGTACTATTGTAAATGGGATTTACACCTGAACAGATAAAAGGGCGTATTAAAAGCGTTGCAAAACAGAACAATGCAGACGCAAGGACACTCATGCGAATCTATATGATGGAGCGTTTTCTGGAAAGACTGGCACAATCAGAATATCGGGATAATTTCATTATCAAAGGTGGAATACTGGTTACAGCGATGATTGGTGTTGCGCACCGTTCCACGATGGACATAGACACCAGCATGAAGAATCTAAATCTATCTGCGGAGGATGCCTTGCGAGTTGTCAATCAGGTCAAAGATATTGACCTTGATGATGGTGTTTCTTTTGATGTTAAAGACGTTTCCAATATCATGGATGAAATGGAGTATCCGGGAATCCGCGTTACCATGAACGCCAATGTGGGAAGATTGATTACGCCTTTGAAAATTGACATTTCCACGGGCGACGTGATTACCCCACGAGCAATCGAGTTCAATTATGATCTCTTGCTGGAAGATCGTTCTATCAGTCTATGGTCGTATAATTTGGAAACTATATTAGCCGAGAAGTTGCAGACGGTTTTGGCGAGGGGTATCTTAAACACCCGAATGAGAGATTTTTACGATATACGGATGCTGCTCGATACATACGAAGATAAAGTCAATAAGGCTGTGTTGAAAGATGCTTTTGCGGCAACTTGCAAAAAGAGAGGAACGGATCATCTGCAGGAGCAGGCCGAGGAGATTATCAAAATTATTGAAGCAGATGAACAGCTTCAAGTGCTATGGAGAGCATATCAGAAGAAATACTCATATCGTTGTGCTATTCGGGAGATACAAACTAAGCTTGAGGTTTTGGATGATGAATTTTCAGTTGAGAACAATCGAAATCCTATTTCTTTTATAAAAACAAGAATTAAGAA